CCGAAGGTGGAGAAGCTGTCGGCGAGATTGAGCCTGGACGAGGCTGAGCTGGGGCTCCTGCGAAAACACAACATTGATTGGGACCAGATACTGTGGCGCCGCTACTGCATCAAGTTCAAGACCCGGTCAGCCGATGCGTTTTGTGCGGAGTATCCGTCGAACCCGGAGGAGGCTTTCCGCTCCACAGGTACGCCCCGCTTCGACAACTCCAAGTTGAAGGCGTGGATCGACATGTGCCCAAGACCATCCCAAGGGATGGTAGAGTGTCCTGACGACTGGGCATGGAAGGAGGCAGCCTGGGAGGCGCCAGAGCTCAAGTTCAGAGAGTCATCGCGGGGTTGGCTCCACGTTGTTGACTTGCCGAGAGAGGACCACGAGTACGTCATCGGTGCTGATGCTGGACATGGCATCGGGCAGGACAGGACAGCTCTCGCAATCTTCGACAGGACCGAGAAGCGCTTCGTTGCCTATGCTCGAGACTCCAAGATGAAAGCCGACAAACTGGCGGAATACATGGTCAAGGCTGGTTGGTTCTACAACTGCGCCTGGCTCGCGCCAGAGTCAAACGGACCAGGGTTGCTCACGACACACATGCTCATCCAGAGCGGATACCCAAAGACGTACTTCACACAGCGCTACTCGACAGCAACGCAGCGGTGGACGGACTCCCCTGGATTCAACACGGACCAGAAGTCCAGAAACCTCATCATCGACAGGTTCGACATCGCAATCGAGACCGACTCCATCGAGTGCCCGGTGCAGGCAATACTCGAGGAGGCTATGACGTTTGTGATGGACAGGAGGAAGGGGCGGGCAGACCATCTGCCAGGCTCACACGATGACCTCCTGTTCAGCGCAATGATAGCCCAATTCGTGGACGGGCAGGTCACGATAGGCCTTGCAAAGCCCGCCGAAGAGAGGCAAGTTGGGTGGAGCCGCGCTGGAACCCGTGTGCCGGATGATCTGGAACTGTTCGACAGCGAGAGTCACGACCTCGAGTTCTACTACATGTGAGGATTGACCGATGGTCTTGGGGCCAAATCCGCTGCTGACAGACGAGGATCTGCAGTACCAGAGTCAAGACCCGCTGATGCAGTTGCGTCTCCAGGCGGCGCGGCGCCAAGCTGGACGGATCGGGCCGCAAACCTCACTCATGGAAGGCGCGCAGAGGAGGGTATCGCTAACGCCACCCCCACCAGAGCCATCGAGCGGCTTGGCGAGCACGATATTCGGTGGGCTAGCGTCTCTGTTAGGAGGCGTGACAGGCTTCGCAGTGACCGGCGGCAACCCGCTAGGGGCAGCCGCAGGAGCGAGCCTGCTTGGCGGATTGGTCGGCGGGGGACAGAAGCACGCAGAAGAGAAGGGAGCCGTAGAGGAGCTAAACGTATGGAAGAGAAAGTACGCACCAAACCAGCCGCAGACCCCGGAGCCGGGGAGCCCAGTGCCGGGACTGGTGACGTCAGGACTGACAAACCTGGCAACGTCAGCAGTGATGAGTGGACTGACGGCACCGACATCCCCCCCAGCCGGCACAACTGGAACTCAGGCTGGGTTCCTAGAAGCGCAACTCCCCGAAGGGACTAGCTTCTCCGAACAGATTGCCCTCGCCAAGAGGTTCTCCGATCAACTCCCAGTGGATCCATCGGTGGCAGTGACAGGCCAGCCCAAATCACGCCTGTCTGACGTGAACCTCGCCGGCATCTTCGAGCAGGGCAAGGGGTTCTACGAGATGCCGGCGACGGCAGCCCAGGCAGCGGCAGGGACACCGTCAACCGTTGCCATCACAGAGGGTCCGTATCGCGGGGGATCTGGGCCTGCCACTGGTGGGTTTGCACCCGCCGCAGTAGCGGCTCCACCCAGCCTCGAGGAGACGTGGATCGAAGACCCTGGCCTCGCATGGCAGATTGCGGCGCGCACAGAACTGGCGAACCAGGCAGCCCAGGCAGCCGCTGCAAAAGAGCTTGCTCGGGCTCAAATCAACGAGCGTCTTGGGATGGAACAGGGCTTCCCTGCGGTTCGCCGCGGGCGCGAGTCCCTTGAGTTCGCCCCCGTTCCAGCCACCGAGCGCATACTCCCGACACCCCGACTCCAGAGGTCAGCCGAAGCTGGACTCACGGCGCTAGGGACCCCACTGGGCCTGGAGCGCAGATCGATAGAACAGATGATCGAGGATGCGCCGAGGGTGGGACAGACTGACGTGCCAGCACAGACTCGCCCCAGGGAGTCCGTCATGCTCATGGATCAGATGGAAAGAAGCGGTGTGACTGAGCATCAGGCGAGTTATGAAGAGGCTTTCCCTGCTGCGCAGAAGCTTTATGCGGGCGAAGACTACGCTGGGGCAGCCAGGCTGATGGAGGATGTCGCCAGCGGTAGCGGTTCGCTGGAGGACAGGGTGCAGGCATCCCGCATGGCCGGAATGGCGCAAGTGATGAGCAATAAGCCTGCTGCGGCGATTCAGCACCTTGAGTTCGCTCTCCGTCCAGAGAATATGGTGTTTCTCACGCCGAGCCAACAGAGTGGTCTGCGGGCAATGCTTACACGTGCCATTGGTGCCGCGAACCTGTAGGATGGGTAAACGATGAGCATTTACGGAAAGAGAAAGAAAGGCGACGAGCTAGCGGTTGAAATCCGCAAGCAGTACAAGCTTCGTCGCGAGCGGATGCAGGCTCGCCATATGCGCTGGCTCGAGGTGCTGCACGCTATCCACGGTGACCAGAACAAAGTAATGCGGAACGGGCAGCTCATCGACATGTCCCGCATCAGGCCGCAGGAAGTGGAGCACATCGAGGTCACCCACAACTACCTCTATCAGACGTTCCGAGTGATGGTCGCATCGGTATTGCAGTCAGCCCCAGCACCAGTGGTGTCCCTTGGACGGGTGGGGCGCGACTCCAAAGCCATGGCGAGAGCCTGTGAGCGGTTGCTCGAGTGGTTCTATTACGACAAGAAGTACAAGGACGCGACCAGGCACGCGGTGGCGTGGACGTTCACTTGTGGCATCGGCTTCATGGGCACCATGTGGGATATGCTGGCAGACCCACCGACGTGGCTGCCAAAGATGGACTCCGACGGCAACGTCATCTACAAAGAGAAGAAGGAGTTGATGCTCGATCAGTTTGGGGAGATGGTGACCAGCGAGTTCGGCACCCCGCTCACCGAGACCATGATGGTCCCGCAGGGTGAGTTCAAGCTGCTAGGAGACCTGCGGTTCTTCTCCCCGAGCCCCTTCGATGTGTACCCCGAGCAGGCCAGGTCATGGACCGATGTGCGCAACTGCATTATGCGGCAGTACGCCAAGAAGGAAGACCTCGTCAGCATGTTCGGCAAGAAGGCGAAGAAGCTGCAGCCAGACGTGCGCAGTGATGACTTCGTCCGTTTCGACAACTACGGTGAGCCTGACGAGCGCAACGACGGTGAAGACCTCGTGCTCGTCCTCACCTACTGCGAACTGCCCACGAAGGACAGCCCCGCTGGCAAGTACTGCATCGTTGCAGGAAACAAACTGCTCCACGAGGCTGACCTGCCCGGTGGGAAACTCCCAATCCACCCCATCTACGACACGGAGCACCCAGCTCACCTGTGGGGAGAGTCGTCTATTCGCCAAGCGCTCTCTGTGCAGCGCGACCTCAACGCCGCAGAAGCTGACATGAAGATGGACCGCAGGATGCACGCTCACCCCAGGCTCATATGCGAGCAGGGGTCTCTCGTGCGCGGCACAACCAGGGTTCCCAATGTACCGGGAGCTGTGCTCGAGGTCCGAAGCAATGCTCGCATGACACCGCAGTTCTTGCAGGGACCTGGCATCCCATCGTGGATGGAGCGCTCCCCAGGTAGGTTGCGACAGACCATCGAAGATGTGACAGGCGCCCATGGTCTCACCAAGGGTGAGCAGAGTGGCATCATGTCTGGGCGGCAAGCCTCTGTGGTGCTCGCCGCTGACCGGCAAAAGTGGGGACCGACTGTCAACTCACTGGCTGCTGCCGTCGAGCATTGCTCGTCGCTCGGCTTGTCCATGTGGCGCGAGTACGGTCCAATCGAGACCACCATCGACGTGTACGGGTCTCTCGGGTCACCCAGCGACATCATGGTGTTTGCTCGCGACTACATCGGGGACAACATCAAGGTCCACATCGACTCCTCGAGTATGATGCCATACAACGAAGAGTTGAGGCGTCAGCAGGTGGTGGAGTTGTGGCAAACTGGAGCCATCCCAGACCAGAAAATGCTGTGGAAGTTGCTGCGCCACGGCGAGATGGGCCGGATGCTGGGGACCGATGAGCCCTCACGAGCGCGAGCGCGCCAAGAAAATGACTTGCTTGACAAGGGATTGCAAGTCAACGTAGAACAACATGAGGACCACGGGGCTCATATGGACGAGCACTTGGAGAGGATGAGGGACCCAAGTTGGTACGATATACCGCAACACGGTCAGCAATCTTTTCGGATGCACATGGCACAGCATAGCGCGTATGTGCAAAATGCAGCCAACCCCGTCCTCTCGGGTCAAAGCCAGATGCCCGGTCTTGACGCTGGGCAAAACATGCCGCCTACGATGAACGGGGGAGCCGGGGCTCAGACGATGCCTGGGTTATCGCTTGTGGATGAAGCGGCTGGAGGAGGAGCACCATGGCAGACAGTCCAGTGACCGACACCACCGCTACACCAGAAGTTGCGCCGCAGGCAGCCCCCGACCAGTCACAGGTAGGTGACGTTGCAGCGCTCCAGGCCCAGGTCCGAGACCTGACCAACAACATGCAAGCGATGCACAACATGTACAGCCAGCAGCTTGGCAACATGCAGTCAGCCGTCGCATCGCGCCCGTCAGCGCCACCACCTCCGGCTCAACCGCAGCTCCCGCAGTTCCTTGACCGCATGGACGAAGACGACCCGTACTACGATGCGTTCAAAGACATCGCTTCGGGCGCCTCGACTGAGAATGCTGCGCTGCGCCGGCAGGTTTCCGAATTGACGCAGCACGTCAACCACATGAACATGAACATGTCGCAGCGCTCCGTGCAGGAGCAGGTGGATCAGGCAATCTCGTCGCACGGAGTCCCAGAGGCTCTCGCGCACGATGTCCGAACGACAGCCTATGCGTACATGACTCAGACACCAAACGGTCAGCAGGTCTCCGTGGATGCCCTCGTGGGTAACTTTATGAAGAACCTGAAGGTCTACTCGGACTCTCACTACAAGGAGCGCACCGAGGAGGCACGCAAGCCAAAGCCCATCAGCGCCCTGACCAGCGCTGCCGGAATCCCACAGGAGACTCCCCGTACATTCGGGGAGGCATCAGAGCAGGGACTCGCCCTGATCAAAGCCATGATGGCACAGTGAGTTAAAGGAGAGCCACAATGTCCGTGACCACTCAAGCGAATGTCTCAGCCCTGATGAAGCAGCTGTACCTTCCGGTACTGGAAAACACCATTTTCCAAGACACCGGGCTCCTCGACCTCATCCCGCTCTACAAGGGTGAAGTGCGAGGGGCTGACGTCCGACACGCTGTCGAGCTGACACGGACACACGGTGGTGGTGCTCGCGGAGCTGGAGAGTTCCTGCCCGTCGACTACTACGAGAGCTTCCAACAGAGCATCGTGACACTCAAGCGGTGGTACTACACCATCAGCATCGACGGGTTCGCGGTGGAGAACATCGCAGGTCAGGAAGGCACCTTCGTGGACTACCTGACCAAGCGGATGCAGAGCGCACAGCGGGACGCGAGCAACCAACTCAACCGCATCTGCCATATGGACGGCACTGGTGTCGTTGGTGTTGTTGGCACGGCAGCCACCGCGAGCACAAGCGTCGTCCTCAAGCACGTCTGGCCCAACGGCTTCGGTCAGGACACGACGACCACTGGCGTGCCGACTGGTGGAGTCAGTTACACCCACGGTGCGACACAGTTCCTTGAGGAAGACGACTCCATCGGCATCGCCGCTGTCACCTACACGGCTGGCGTACCTGCCATCTCAGGCCC